CTCAGTTGAAAGCAATGATGGATAAGATTAGATAGTTATTTTAAAAATGTGTTGTTCCCTTGAGAAAGGAATGGTAATATGACCCAGTAATAAAACACTCAATGAATGGGTATCAGACGTGAGGCAACACTGAGGAGTTCTCTTCCTCAAATCCACTGGGGGATTTAAATTTACTCAGTGTACTTTTTGAAGTTAAAGTCATGCAGCCTTAGGGAAAACTTCAGGTTAGTCAGGTGGCGGAATGGTAGACGCAATAGGTGAAAATGCCATACAGATGTTCACCCATCTAATGCAATGGCTTACAGGTTCGAATCCTGTCCTGACTACGAGAGCAGTTCAAATCTGCAGACCCATATAGTACAGAAGAGTCAATACTTCTATCAGCCTTAGAGGTGCAAAAGGTGTCCATTGGTGGAGTACTTTGTATGGTGACAGCTTGGAAAGACAAGCATTTTTTATCTATTTATTTACTTAAAATTCTGATTATGAACTTGTTAGGAAAATTATTCAACAGAAAAAAGAAATTAGTAAACTCACCTGAGTTAAAAGTGTGTATCATTGATGACACTACAACAGATCTGTGGACTACATTTGGTATTACAGATAAGAGACGTGATGAACTTGTGGATGTGTGCAAAGAGTCATTGAAACTGAATGATTCTAAGTCAGATGCATATGTGTATATTGTAGACAGATGCAAACATGTGAATGAAGTTGTAACAGCTACAATTATCTTTGAGAGAATGTGTGAACAAGCTAGTGACAATCCATTAGCTGCATTTCTGAAAGGTTTAAGATCATGAACATAATTACATCAGTTATTGGGTTTGATTTTAAGTCCAACCTAGTAGACAATGATGGTCAACCTATTAAAACTGGAGCTAAGAGGATAGAATGTCTATCCTCTGAAACTCCTAATGTAGGTACCAAAATTGGTGGAGAATCATGGTTTACAAATTTTAATGAACCTCTCTTGAGTAAAATCAGAGATTATAGAAGAAGAAATGACTAAGATACATTTAGCACTAGAAGATACTGATTTATTCAACTGTCTTAAGGGCATCATTAACCATCCTAATGGAGATGAAATAGCAAAAGTTTTAACTTATAGTATTGGTCCTTCTCCTGAAGCATCAGCATTATTCTTTAAAACTTATTTTGGTGATATTGCTCCGGAAATACTACCTCCAGGAACACTTCTAAAAGTAAAAGCTGATAATCTTGGATGGGGTGTTGATGTAGACAAAATGAAAGCTGATGGATTATTAGATGCTAATGGTAATGCAACTGTTATAGTTAAAGAGTTCAGAAGCTTTTATGATATATCTACATACCATATCAGATATACTGATATAGTAGAAGGTAAACCGGAAGAAAAAATAGGATTTTTAAACTATAAGGACATTGTAGAGGTTATTAATGACCTCTGAAAATAGTATATCTGTTGATATGCTTTTCCTGACCAAAGAATATACAGGGGCTTTCGGGCCCCTTTGTTCTTGTTTAGCTATATAGTGTAAAATATTATAAATCTAATGTTCTTATGTTAGATTAAATAACATATTTTTACTTACATATATGTGTAGGTAATGTTATATCAGCTGCCAAATGGCAAAGTAGTTCACATCTCAACTGAAGAGTTTATAGATCTTACTGATGAAGATATACAATACCTTATGTCTCTAGACTATGGAGAACACTTACTAAATCCTTTTTCAAATTCAGCCGTATTAGATAATGTCAAAGAAAAACATTATGACTTTGACTATCTACCTGAGGATGATGATGAAGCCAACAATATTATGTCTGATGATGAACCATTTGATGACATAATTGATCTATCGGGCCCTTTGGATAATTAATATTCTTTACTGGATATTACAACTTATTACTAGTTTGAGTAACTAGTGATATAGTATTCTACTCACCAATCTATTTATTTATTTATTTATTAAAATTCAAAGTTATGAATTCAAAAGTAAAAGTTGTAGCTGATGCTACCGGAGCAATTGTTAATGTGTCTCCAAACAATCCAGAGTATGGATATGTAAGATTTGAACAAGTAAGATCAATCATTGATGACAATGGTTTCTTACGTAGAAAATCTGTAAGTACATTAGTTCATGGTACTGTAGAAGAGTTACTTGCAATGAACTTTCATAATGGACAAGAATTGCCAGGTACCATTATCATTCAGGAGTCTTTAGCACCATTCAATGTTAAACATCCAGAACGTGATTTGAAAGTTGCAGGTGATACAGGGATTGTATGTTCTGTAGAAGGGCAATCTATTTATCGTAGAACAATGTATTCTGCTGCAGTAAATGCACAAGATACACTTGTTAAACATGATAATGTTGAGCAATTGCGTAATGCATATGCTGCACAAACTAAAATGAGTGCAATCAACCCAAGTGTTTCAGATTTCTCTATTGAGAAGTAAAAACAGTAATATGAATTGACAAAGGGGATAGCAATATCCCCTTTTTTTATGATTAAATTTTGTATATTATGGAAAAGCTAAAAGAACAGGTAAGAAATTACCAGATGAGATCACAAACTGTGATGTCATATGAACAAGATGGGTATTCTGCCTATCAAAACTATCTCTACAAAAGAGCACTCTATGGTCTAGATGCACTTAGTGAGCAAGAACTTGCTACAATATGTAGTAAGAAAAAACAAAGAATAGTTAATGTATATAAACGTGCTCAGGTTACACTTAATAAGTTTAAACAGCAGTTAACCATTAAATATTCTAACTTTATTTTTGAATCTTTGTTTCCTAAAAGTCCAATTACACAATTCTTATTGGCTGATACTGAGACAGATGACAAATACAAGAACACTTTAACTTTTAAAGATTTAGGAATTGAAAAACAAGATATTATTAGTATCTTTATTGCTGAAGGTATCCTACCAAAAAACTTTTTTGATTTAAAAGAGATGCCAAATCAACTACCTAGACTGAAATATGAAGTTAAAGCTTAAAGAATGTGATTTTATGAAACTTAAGTACTAGATATGTAAAAAAATGTGTATCTTTATAGTATGATAGGTATTTATAAAATTACTTCCCCTAGTAGTAAAGTATATGTAGGGCAGAGTAGAAACATTGAAAAAAGATTTAGAAACTACAAGTATTATAAGGGAAATGGGCAGAACAGATTATTTGCATCATTTAACAAATACGGAGTTACTGAACACTTATTTGAAGTTTTAGAAGAATGTGAACTTTCTATGCTAAACATAAGAGAAAGATATTGGCAAGAACAATTTGATGTTCTTAGTGAATCTGGCTTAAACTGTTTATATGTTGAAACTGAACATTGTCCTACTATACTTTCTGAAACAACACTATTTAATATGAAAAAAGCACAGCAGAATAGGAAACCAATGACTGATGAACAAAAGAAGAAAATATCAGAATCATGGAAGAATAGAACTGTATCAGATGAAACTAAGCTTAAAATCTCAAGTAGTTTAAAGAATAAAAAGAAGAGTCTCTCTCATGTAGAGAAGATGAAATCTGCTAAAAAAGGATTTAAACATACAGAAGAATCTAAAAAGAAAATGCGTAAACCCAAAAATGTTGATATGAGTGAATTACAAACTAGAGCTGCAAAAGCAGTGGTACAATTTAGTTTGGATGGAAACTTTATTAAAGAATGGATTTCAGCATCTGAAATTAGTAGAGAACTTGGTATTAAGTGTCAATTAATTAGTGCTTGTTGTACAGGTAAAACAAAAAGCTCTAAAGGATTTATTTGGAAATTTAAAGAGCTATGAAAAAACTTAAAGAATGTGACGGCTGTGGTAAGCCATCACAAATATGGAAGAACCATGAGGGATTCAAATACTGTAAACTTTGCTGGAGTTGCCACAAAAGTAAAGAGATTTCACAGAAACCAACCAAACGTAATGAAATTCCTCAGGTTTCTTCTAAGAAAAAGAAGAAAGATGCTGAGTATCTCAAGTTGAGAGAAAGGTTCCTTACTGAAAATCCAATATGTCAAATCTCTGTTGCCGGTTGTATGAATGGTGCTACTGATGTACATCATACTTATGCCGGCTCCAACAGGGATGCATTCTATTTAATACAATCCACATGGTTACCAGTTTGTAGAAACTGTCATGATTGGATACACAGATCTCCTGCAGAGGCTAGAATACTG